ATGGTGCTAATCCTAATTCTCCACGTATTTCATCTTCTGTCATTACACCTTTTAAATCTTCGCTTGTAAATTCTACTGTAATAGGTTTTAGTTGTACGAAATTGACAGGCATATCCATATTGTTAACCTTAAATATTTTTCTTAATACTTTTACAATATGATCTTGATAAGGTTTTACAACTGTATTTAAGTAAAAATTACTAGCTGCATTTAGTTCGTCTACATTAGAGCCTAGTCCTGTGTCATTTTTAATACCCATAAGCATAGGAGATGTAACTCTATGACCTGTAAGTATATTTTGTACTAAAAGTTCCTGTAATGCAATATATTGCTTGTCTGCGTCAGACATACTGATTGGTACAATTTCAGGAGTTCTAGTTCTATCGTCTGAGAATGTTAATACAAATCTACCTGCTGCTTTTTCTCCTGTAAATTTTTGTGCTAAACTTTGCTCTATTTGGTATCTTTCTTCTGCTGTTGGTACTCCATTTGCAAAAGAAATAAAGTAAGAACCTGCAAAACCATTAGAAATATTAGATAAGTGATACTCTGCAACCTTTTGGTCTATCATTGCCCAATTATTAGCAGCTACATAGTCAGGCGTGTGGTAAACATTCATATTAGGACTATAAAGACCTGAATAAAGTATTTGATTTGCAGAGGTTCTGTCGTTCACATTAAAGGCAGGTACTCTATAAGGTTTATTTGTTCTTGTATTCCTCCAATCTGCTGAAACGTAGTACGCTTCTACTCTACCTAATTTATTTGGCTTCTCAGCCCTTATCTTTTCTACAGCTATATGATATATCTCTGCTATCTGAGTTCTGTCCTTAGACCACACTATATTAAGTGCAAACGCCCCTTGTAGTTTAAAATCAAATGCTATTTTCTTAATTACTTCGTGTAGGCTTTCGTTTGAATTAGCCCTGTCCATAAAATGCTGTAATTTAACTCTAGCATCTAAATTTCTATCTTCTTCGCTTTCTATTACTAAGTTTTCTGCTGCTACGAGCTCAGAAGTTGCATTTATGATTGCTGCTTGTGTTGAAGAATTGTAGTATAAATCAATTAAGAACTGCGGATATAAGTTGTTCCAATTTTCTGTTCCATAACTAATCCAATCCTTACCTCTCTCTTCTACTACGTGAGGAGCTGTTTCAGTTTCTAAGTTGATATTTAAAATGTTATCTTTCATAATTTATTTTATTGTCCGTAGTATATATAGTTTGTACCACTTGGTTCTTCACGTTGTGTGTATTGTACTTGTGCTGTATTATCTTTGTCAGATACCATCATAATTCCTTTAGTACATAGCCCCATTACAACTCCTGCTGTATCTGCTGGTTCTAACACTTGAGTTTCTGTTGCAGGAGCAGTTACTGCTGATAAACTTACAGTACCATTCCAAGCGACTTCATAAACTTCGTAAACATAAGTACCTGCCATATTAAAACTTGTCTGTCCATTATAAACACTATTAACATTTAAATTAAGTACATAATCAAACTGAATAGAAGTATATCTGTCAAGAATTGTACCTTTATTATAAGCATACTGTACAGACTTATCCATTTGGTTAATAAACTTGAACAAATGTCTAATTTGAGTTGTTGGTACAGGCTTACCAATTAAAGTAGGAGCAGCAGGGGATTGATATACATCGTATATCCTATTATCTTCTGTAACTACTAATCCGTCTGTAAAAATAATTGATGTCTGTGTTTTAGCTTGTATCATATTATATAATGTAAAAAGTTCCTATTTATTTGCTTATATAAAAAAAAGAGTAACCGAAGTTACCCTTTCTTATGATGAACGCTAGATAAATCTATATAAGGTCGAACCTTACCACCCTCACCAAGCTATAGTAAAACTACAAAGTGTTTTATGATACTACCATAGTACCCATAGTAAACGCATTGTTGTCAAATGGTTCACTAGTATAATCTGCTACCATTTGGAATGGCTCATTTTCCATACCATCGAATGTAAGAGTATAACCTCCTCTATCCCCAAATGCTGCCCCACTATCCATAGTACCTGCATTTAATTCCATACCATTTAATCTACCAAGACAAACTATTACATTATGCCCATTTGATAATGTAGCATTTAATTCAGCAAAGATAATAGTCTTAGTTGCACCTAATAATTTAATTTGGTTTTGGTCTTCTTTTGTAAGTTTATTTAAAATAATGTTAATTGTAGGAGTATAGAAAATAGTTCCGTTTTCTTTAGAACCTGTAATAGTATCTGTAATACTCGCTACCCCTAAAGGTGTAGTATAACGATATAAAACGTTTGAACCCATTTCTATATCTGTAACCTCACCATTTGATGCAGGTATTGAAGTTACTTGGTCATATACTGCAAAATAAACATTTTTGATTCCGCCTGATACTCTATTGCAATCTAACCCTCTACCTTTTGTTAATGTTCCGCACGCCATATTTATTTATGTTTTTAAGGTTAAGGAAGTGAGGGTTATTACACCCCCACTTTCATTGATTCTAGTTATTATTTAGTTAATACAATATCAGCACCAACACCCTGTATAACACCTGCAGAGTATTTAGCAACTACTCTTAGGTTGTCAGAACCATCTAAATCAGTCATATCTAACATCTTGATAGAAGTGTGGTCTGAAACAAGGTCAGTTCCAAAGAATAAATTAGACTTCTCTGCCGCAACTAATACGTCCTCTTGCATACCTGGACATACAGCCAATTTCGTTCCTTCAAATAAAGGAGCGTAGTCACCTTGCATATTGTAAGCGTTTAAGTAACCGTCAGCCGACATTTTAGCAATGTACAATCTGTAAGTCTTAGGAGCCATATATATGTGTAAATCTTCTCTTCCGTATACTGCACTTGGTACAGCCGCAAGAGTATTAGTTAAGTTTGTTACAATGTTAGCTGTAGTATAAGCGTTACCTGCACCACCATCATTAACTACATCAACAACTGTTGCGTCAGTTGCTAAATGTCCACCTGCTCTTGAGAATCCTGTAAACTCTCCTGCATTACCATCTAAACCATTCCATACAGAAGCCTCTACACCATCTGCAATAATTTGAGAAAAGTAAGAGATTACGTACTCATCAAATCTTGGAGAAGTTTGGTTGTTAGCTCCTGCTCTCATATCAGCAGCTTCCCAACTACTTAAAAGTTTTCCTTTACATAAGTCTACGTTAATTTGTAGATTTTTAGGAGTAATAACTGATTCTGTCATTGTTAGTGTACCTGCATCTGTAAAGTCACAAGTAGCGTCTGCTACTAATGAAGCTCCAGCCATTTTTTGGATTACTTCTTTGTACTTAATGTTTTCTATCATTGTTAAAAATTCCAATGATTTTGCTTCTTTTAATGCTGCTGAAATATAAAATCCAGCCGCTTTCCCTGAGTACGAACTTGCCGAAACATCAGGAGTTCCTGTATAAGCCATAATTTTTAATTTTTATTTGTTAATATATTATTTAATATTCTTTCTCTTTTAGAAAGGTTTTTGTTTTGTTTTCTTGTTTGATTAAACCAACTATTTGAATCAGAAAAAGCATTAGTATTTAAAGGTTCGTCAGCAGGTGTTTCAGCTAATTGAACTTTTAACTTTTCGTTTTCTTCTTTTAATTTTTTGATCTCATCTTCTGCACTAAATTGCACAACTTCTGTTGTTTTAGTTGTAACAGTTTTAGGTGAATCAGATTTGTCCGTTGCTTCTTCAGTCATTTCAACCTCTTCAGTGTCTCCTTCGCCTAATCTTGCTTTGATGTCAGCAATAGCATCTTCAAGGTTTTCAACTCTATCTTTCATCTCTTCATAAGTCTTAGCCCAGTCTGCTTTTTCCGCAGGAGTTTCAGGAAATTCTTCTTCATACTCTTCTTTTTCCTTATCTTCAAATTCAGCTTTTTCATAAGCCTCATCAGCAGTTAACTCTTCTTTATCATCGCCTGCTTCAATTTCTTCTTCTGTTTCAGATTCCATAACTTCAGCAACAACGCCTTCTTCTTCAACTCTAAAAGAAACGCCTGTATCTGTCTTATAAGTTCCGATTGGTAATAAAATTGTAGTACCATCTTCAGTCATTACTGAGATGTCTACGCCTGCTTCCAATTCTTCAGCAGTTGATACGAAGATAGTTCCATCTTCTGATTTACCCTGCCAAGCTAATTTAACTTCTTCATCTTTATTAAGACCAAGAGCTACTAGTATTTGTTCTTTGATGTCCATAGGTTCTTTTTTTATATAATGTAATTAATTAATTTTTATTTGATTTTTAGATTTTTATATCAGAATATTTTTGCATATCATTTACTGCTGCTCTTAAATCATTACTTATTTTAGAACTTTTACTAAAATTAGGAATGTCTCTTGGTGCTAGTCCTAGTTCTTTTGCTTGTTTTTGTGTTTTTTCTAGTAATGAATTTAATTCTTTAAAAGTAGATTTGCCTTTTTTAATATTGTCACTTCTTCTATCATTAATCTTATTAAAATCATCAGACAAACCTCTTAATTCTTGAAATAATTTAGACAATTCTATACTGTCTTTGTTTACACTTTTTTGAATTTCATCTGCTTCAGTATTCAATTTTTTTAAATCATCAACAATACCTAACTCAACTTTTTTTGATTTTAGTTCGGTTCTTTCTTTTATTATTTCATTTAAAGCTGATAGTATTTCAGCATCTGTTGGTTTTTTTTCTGACATTTTTTGTAGTTTATCTGTGAAGTAACCTTCTATACTAAGACCTTTTAATTCTCCTTCTTTTATCTTTTGCCAAAGGTCATCATTATTTATTTTCATTTTAACAAACCAAGTTCCATTAGGCAAATCGTAGCCATACATTTTAGACTTATCCATATCGCCCTCTTTTATCCACGATTCAACTGTTAAAACACCACTCACTCTATCTTGATGCTCGTATGTAGCTTTGTGGTGGTTGTTGTGCTTCAAATACAATTCAGAAGCTCTGCGTACTGTATCAGGACTAAAATATACGTAGTATTCTGAATCAGTATTAGGATCATATCTAAATATCTGCTTATTTGGTATTAATGCAGGACTTACTAACATTCTTTTTTCTTCATCAACTTTTGCAAATGTTAAGTTGTTTTTTTCTTTTCCAAAAAATACAAAGTCCTGTTCTATTGCAGGTGAATTTACTAAGCTGATAGCATCTATTGCTAACTCTTGTGAATCATCTGCTATTACGAGTTCTACTATTCTAGTTTCTTTCATATTATAATTTTAAAATGCTGCTTTTATAGTTTTTGCTATTCTATTTGCTTCAAAAAATTCAGCTACCATATCTTCTGACCTTTTTATAGCTGCGTTTGCGTTTTTATACGCAGGTATATCATTTACATTAAGTCCTAAATCTTTAGCTTGTTTATTTAAAACATCTAAATCAGAACTTAATGATTTTATACTTTTATCTAACGAGGTATATAATTTAGATACTTTCGGAAAATCTTTATTTATTGCAGCTATTTTATTATACCAATTATCCATTGCAGTATCTAATTTTTTACTATCCTGCTCATAAGATTTTATTAATTTTTCTATATCATCAACTAATCCTAATTCAACTCTTTGTGAACTAAGATTAAATTCTTTTAATTCTTTTGCGTATTCTTCAAACGATTTTTTTCCTAGTGGTGTTGGATTCATAGTATTATTTTTTTTATAGTAGTCTTTATTTGCTTCTTCGCATTCTGCTTTAGTATCGTACTTACAAGAGCCTGTTTTGCCCCATTTGTATTTTCCATTTTCACATTGTTCGCACGGCATATTATATAATGTATTTAATTAATATTTATTTGATTTTTAAATTGTCGACCTACGTCTAATATTTGCTAATTGGTTTTGGCTATCAGTCATTTCGTCTGTTACAACAAACGCCTTAGTAGGTTCAGGTGCTATACCTCCACCTAATTCAAATTCTCCTGACATCATTTGAGGTGCAGGTGCTGCGGCTGCTGCTGCTGCTCCTCCTCCACCACCTCCTCCACTACCTACGTCTTGTGATAGTATTTTTTGTACGTTAGCTAATCCTCCTGCAATTACTGCTGCTGCTGTAACAAATCCAAGTGTACCTCCCTGTGCAAACGCTTTGTTTGCCCCTGCATATGTATCTATAACTGCTGCGGCTACTGCTAACGCTTTATTGTCTCCTGCTAGTCCACTTAATGCTCCTGCTAATTGTCCTGCTGCTTGTATTTCTGCATTCACTTGGTCTTTCTTGATTTTCTTTTTGTCTTTAGCTGCTTTTGCTTCTATTTTAGTTGTAGATACACCTGCTAATTTCGCTAATCTAATTTGTTCTTGTGTATTAGCATCTAACTCTGCTAATTCTCTTTCTTTAGCGTCCATACCTTCTAATGCAGCTTGAGTTTTTGCATCTCTTAATTCATTTTCTAAGGCTACTTGATTAGTAAGCTGTTCTGACAATTGCCCATTGATTGCTTCTTCAAGTTCTAGCATTTCAATTTCTTTAGCCATTAATGCTAATTTATTTTCATCACTTGCATTAGTTTCAACTGCTAATGCTAAAGCATCTATTTCAGTTTGTAATGCTGCCTTTTGTGCGTTTTGTTGTTCTTCTAATATTTTACTTAACCTTTCGTTTGCTTCTATACGTTCTTGGAATGTTAAGTTTACATTGTCTCTTATTTGTCTTTCATCTTCAGCAGCTTTTAGATTCTCAGCTTGTAATTTTCTAACCTCTAGTTCAGCGAATTGTGCTGCTTTATTTGCTGCTACTTGTGCCTTTGCACCTTTTACTACTTCTGTCGTGTAGTCTACTATTGTGTTTTTTACATCTTCATAACTGTCATCAACTCCTGTTATTACATCAACAGCTTCTTTTCCTGCTTCTTTTACTTCTTCTAATGCACCTTTGAAATCTCCTTTAAATAATTTATTAAACGCACCACTAAGTCTACTTACTACATCTCCTGCTTGTTCAAATCTTTTTATAAAACCCTCTTGTATAGCATCACTAAAATCACTAATGGCTTGTTTTGGGTCCTCGAATAACGCTTTGAATGCTGCTTTAATAGGTTCTACATTGTCAGATATTACTTTAAATAAATCGTTGAACATTATTTTCAATGATTCCATAACAACATTGAAGCTATCTACAACCTTTTGATTACTCATAAATACTTCTTTCAGAACTTCAAACGCTTTACTCAATAACGCTACAATTCCTGCCGCTTTCATTAAATTACCAAAACTTACGCCAAGTTTTTTAACACCTGAACTTGCTGTTTTCGTTGCCTTACCCACATTTTCTGTGTTCTTAGCAACTTCTTCCATTCCTTTTGCTACTTCTCCTGTGTTTGAATCTATTCTTGCGTTTAATACTGCGTCTGCCATATCTTTATTTTTTTATACTAATTCTCCAAAAATTAGTTGTGTTATTTGTACATTACATACCCATTCTATTGTCTGATTTGCTGCACCCCTACATTTTAAAGCAAGCGTACTACCTGTTGCACTTTTTTCAGCTAGAACTCGCCAATTTGTAATAGTTCCAGAAGTCTTAATTATATCTCTTTCTCTTTGTATGCTAGTTGTGCCTGCATTGTTTACCATAACTCCTCTTTCAACTGCTGAATAATAATCTCCTACTGCTCCTGAACCTGAACCTGCTGTTCTGAAGCCAATAGTTTCTGCGTGAAAGTATATAACAGAATTTTCTACAACTGTAAATCTTTCTCCTGATTTGTTATTCATACCTAAAGAAACATTAGCAGTACCTGTAGTTTGTCCTCCATACATTACTCTTATTGACTGTCTTGTACCTAATACATCGCTTGCCTGATTACCTCCTATCACTAAACTGTTATCTGCCGTAACATTAGCTTTTCTTCCTATCATTAAAGAGTTTTGTATATTAGCATTTACTCTATTTTGATACCCTAATACTAGATTGTTTTTACTTTGTCTAAATGCTTCATTTTGATCTCCTATCATTCTAGTATTTTCTACTCCTATGTATGATGTGTTACCTTTACCTGTAAATGAATTGTTAGTATTTTGAAATTCGTTCATCAAAGTAACATTATTTTTAAAAGCATAACAAGTACCTGTAACTTCATCATACTCATAACCATAAGTACGACATTCATCTCTATTAGGAAGAATATCATTAGTGCCATCTGTAAAAACTACAACACCACTAGGCTCTATATTCTTTGGCTTTATACCTATTAAAAAAGGAGTTGATGTTGTTTCAACTTTTGTAACTGTTGGGGCTGTTCTATATATTATTGTCATAGTTCAGGTGTTATAGTGTTAATTAAAATAAATTCAACTGTTGACAAATCATTAGGTTTGTAGTCTATTCTATTTACCCTGAATGTTCTATTTTTAATAAATACATAGTCGCTAAAATCAAAGCTCTGTATATCCCCTGCGTGTAAGTCTACTTTTAAAGTCATAGTACGTGTATCAGGACTGTATAGTTCATTTAAGTAAGGTGCCCAATATCTATTGTATAAGTTATCTACTACAGGAGTTGCTAAATCAGAACCTACCACTAATTGGCAAGCACCGAAATTAACGTCTCTAGTATCATCATTTTGAAAATCAATAGGTAATTCTGATAAATGACTAAACCTTAAATATGAATCTGCATTTGAACTTGTAACACCATTTTGAGAAGGTATGTAATAACTAATATTAAAAGCAGACAAATCTACAACTCCATTATTGTAACATATACGTGGTGCATTATCAAAACCACTACATTCGCCATCGTCTGATAAACTATAAATACTAGGTATTACTAATTCAGGATATTGTGACATTAGTGGCTTCATAATAGTGGCAGCAAAAGGCTCTGCAATTATTTCTTTAGTTCCTTGTAATAAGCTATAATTAGAATCATATACTTTACTACCATATAAATGCCCTTGAACAGATTTTTTGTAATTAGTAAACATATAATCATCGTCATCTTCTGCGTATTTCAAATGAACAACCTTATCAATATCTGTAAGAGGTTCTAATTTAATTTGGCTCACGTCTATTTTTTCTGTCCAATCGTGAGTTATACTTCTTGCAGAAAGACCTAAGTCTGTAGTAGTTCCTGACTTTGTATCTTTAATAAATACATCAGGATATGGCTCTATATTTATTTGAAATGGGTTTTCTTTGTCAGGAGTAGCAATTAAATTGTACATAGTAAATATACCTTTCAAAAATTCCCATTGACCTAACTCACCTCTAATACTGTTGAAAGATGAACTATCTACATCAACTGAAGCTGAAGTAGTAGCATCTACTTTACACCACAAAACTTTGATGTCTGCTTTGTCTGCCTTTGCCATCATATACAGTTTATCTCCTGTGTTTATTGTTTTACTAAAGGTAATTTCATATTCATTAATTAAATTGTTAGAAGAAGTAAATAATGTAGCAGGAATATCTGTTTTCACTCCTGCTGCTGTTTCGTGTACCCATTTGACATCTAATATATGACTAATCCCACCACCTGCATTATCTGCTCTAGTTCTTAGCAGTACATTCATTGTGTATTCTTGATTATCATAAGAAGCAATCCAAGCTGACCAATCTGTATATGCAGGAGTAGTAGAAACAGTTGTACTGTTTTCTTCATATATAACGTGACCTAATCTATCGCTATATCCTCCCGTTTCTCTGTTTAAATTATTTTCTTTGTCATTAGGTAATGTTTCTTTGAATGTGCCATTATTAATAGGGTAATTCATGTTAGGATAATTAGTAGTCACAAAATAATTCAATTTTGAACCTGACTTTGTAAATGTAGGTGCTTGTTCACCATCTCCCCAATTAAAGTCCATATACAGATTCTTAAAATCATCACTATCAAATAAATCACTCTTATATGTAAATGGACTATCTGCAAATATTCTGTTTATTAAGTAATGTAAACTTATCCAAGGTCTAAATACTTGTTCTAATGTATCTAAAATAGGCATACCTTCAGTTTGTGAGCCACCTGAAGGTGCTACTGTCATTTGATGATTCCAATCTACAAAAGGGTATTTTAAAGTTTTGAAGTCTGTTCTAAAACCTGATGTATTAGGGTTTGACCAAGTTATTGGTGTACCTGAATCATTATAACTGTACTGAATTTGTGTTCTATTGTATGGGTGGTTCAATTCTTCAAAATTTATTTCATTAAATGTTTTGCCTTTCAATACGTCAGCTAATGCTATGGCTTCAGAATATAAATTTACATTGTAACTGCGTTCGTGGTCTTTTTCAGTAATATCTATCAACTTCAAATACCCTTCAAATAACAAGAATCCATTTTGCTTCAAAGTTGCCTTAGTTTTTATATAAGGATTGAATAATGTAGTTCCTTGCGTTTCTCTTGTTATCTCAAATATACTGTCAAATATTTTATTGTTTCTCTTACTTGCAGGAAGTTTAAATGCCTTTGAATATGATTGTACTTTTTCAGCAGAATTTTTAAAGTTGTCTACACTTAGTGTAAGCGGTATATCTTCATCTTCGTATAAATCAACTATTACAGAACCATTAGACACTAAAGTAGAAGAACCTGTAGGAGTGGTAGTAACTTCTTTTAAAGATACCCTATCTATTATTAAATTATCATTTGCATTAGATTGATTAGTTGCTCGCCAAGTCATTAAAACATAACTGTAAGAACCATCTGCTGTAAATGTTGTTGAAAATGTTTCAGGAGTATTATCGCCTGAAGGAGAACCTGCTACATTATGGGTAACATTTGCTGCATAACCTAACGCCCAACCTGTAAAACATAAAAGTCGTATCTCTCCTCCTTCACTTCCTGATTCTTTATATCTTTGTCTTACGCTAAATTCCCATTGAACACCTGTAGTTGTTCCTGGTACTCGCATCACAAAACCTGAAGTATGTTGATACCAAAATTGCAGTTTTGGGTTTGTACCCCCTATCCTTTCAATATTAGGTATACCTGAACTAAATACTTTCCAAGCATTAAAAAATAAATTGGTACCATTATTTTGCATAACAAAATCTAGTCCTGCCTGTTCAATTAAATATTGTTGTTGAGCATACGTATATCCTGTGTATATATGTGCGTTAGTGTCATTTTGATGAACTATTTCAGAAAAATCTTGGTCTGCAATTAAGTTGAATGGGTCTGCACTAATAAGATTATACTGACCGTTATAATTTTGTGGATATAGTGTTAATTGTACTGACATATTATACCGATTGTGTTCTTAATGTTTTAGTTTTTTCAACCTCAAAAGTGTATTGTATCAACTTATCATTTGCTACTGTTTTTCTTGTATATGAAGTTGTTTTCAAAGTAACAGGAGTTACATATTGATTTAATGCTGAATGCGATTGATCAGTTTGTTTTGGTTCTATAATATAAATTTCAGGACTATTCATTAAGTCTTCGAACCAAGCAGATTCTTCGTCTGTAACAAAATCTGTATTTATTTTAATTCTTTCAGTTGCATTTACTCTAAATGTTTTTTTACCACCTCTGTGGCTTGCCATTTGATATGTACCTTTATTCCATTGTCCTTGTAATGGCTGGTATTTTGTACTTTTGGTACTAAGCGACCTAACAGACTTCATATTAAAAGTATAATAATCCCAAGCTCCCCATTGATTTAACCAAGTTAACCTGATTGATTCGTAACCTTTATTAGAAGGGCAGTTGATATATATTCTATATTGTTGTGATAAATTTTGTCCTGAAGATGCTTCTGCTCTTATCGTGTAGTAAGCAACAGCATTAGGATTGCAAGTAAAACTAGAAAATGCTTGAAGCACATTAGCAGGACCGCAACCAAAAAATATTTGTTTATTGTAAACGTAATTAAAATTAGTACTCTGAAAATTAGAACTAAAACCACCATTTGAGCTACCTGTAATGTAGTAATAATGTCCACCACCTACAGCTCCACCACTATGGTCGTATCTTTGAAATTTAATTCTATTTACACCATTAGCATTTGCTTGAAATATATCTTCTAATAGCATTATAGACATAGTCATATAATCATTTTGGTTAGCATACTGATATAATGGTGCATTAGTCATAAACTCTTTTGAATCACTACTTAATCTAAATCTATCTCGTAAATCATAACCTAAATCAACATCATATATACCACCCTTACGCTCTATTACATCTGTATGTTTTAGGTAGCCATTATACAATACATACTCTGTTGAATTTACTGTAGTATTTGTACTATACACTTGGTTTGTGCTAGTGTCATACCATTCAGTTCTAAATTGTATTTTAAACCATATTGTGCTATTTGTAGACCTCGAAAATTTATCTACCATATGAATCGGTACAGGTTTATTTTCTGTTACATCAACTTGCTTGTATTCTGCGTTTGCACCGTTTGGGTCTGAAAATGGGTTTGTCCATATTTCATTATCTGCACTTACATAAGATTGTAACAGGTCGCTAAAATCAAATATTCCTGCTCCTGCATTATTCGGAGTGGTTTTAAAATCACCAATTTTATATTCTGCTGAAGTAGATACAGTATCTGCTTCTGATATGAATAATCTTGCATTGTGCTTAACTCTAATTTCATTTGCAACTACTTGATTGTTTTCTACCACGAAAATAATTGGCTGTCCTGCAACTAATTGCTCAAATCTTGGTTTCTGTACTATTTGTGTCTGTCCGTATGTTGTTGGCATAATCTTATTCTTTTTTCCAACCGACTTTTTCTAGTCCGTCTAATATATCTAATTTAATTGCTTGTAATGTTTCGTCTCCTAATACATTTTCTATTGAACTTCTTAATGCTGATTGAAAGAAGCTGATACCATGAATACCTCTAATCCATATATTTCTAACGATTAAATACTTTAATCCTTTAGGAGATAAATATTGACCTTTTGCGTCTCTTGGCTGTAAATTCTTTTTTCTAATAAATGAAGCAATACCTCTAGTCAATCCACCTTTCTTTCCTGTACCTCTACCATACTTGTATGGACTGTCTTGCCTTTTTCCTTTGTAATTTATAAACCATCTACGACCTCCCCAACTTCCTGCGTATTTACCATTTGGTATTTCTCCTCCTGTTCCTTTTACACCCTTATCTACGAAAGTACCATAATCTGCCATAAGAAACTGTAGAGAATATCCATCTCCTGTTTGCTTGACAACTGCTTTTATAGACTTCTCTAGCTTACCACCTCCCTTACCTGCTTTACGTAGGTTTTTTCTAGCTTGTCTTACAAACTGCTTTCCTATAGATTCTAATCTTCTTTCAAAGTTTTTCATTACACTAATCCAACGAATATTTCACATTGAACATCTGTAGTTGCGCTAGGTTTAGCTTGTATTGTTACTACATCTGCTAATCCACTAAATGCAGGAGTACTATCAGCTTCACCTAATACACCATCTTCTGCTTGAAATAATACGTGAGAACCACCTGCTCTTACAGTAACTTGATAATTAGTTCCTGAAGTTACAAACGCTAATATCATATCGTCAGTAGTGCTAAGATTAGTTACTCTAATATACTTTGCATTTTCTACATCTAATGCTCCTGCTGAAGAATGAGGAGTTGAACCAAATGTTGCTATTGTTGTTGTGTTAGAATGTGCTAAAGTAAGTATTCTTTCCATTACATCTACAATATTAGGAGTAGTTATTGTATTGGTAGAACCTCTTGTAGCCCCATTCAAGATTACCGATTCTGTAATTGTTGTTGTTAAATCTGCCATAATTTTATTTTTTGTCTATTTGTTTTAATTTATTAATTGCCCAATTTATTCCTGACGAACCTCCCCAAGCGTCCCACATTAATCCGCCACAACCTTCTGAGTAGGGTACATCTTTATTTTGTTGATGTCTTTTAAATGAAGCCATACGAGCTATTGTATCACGACTAATAGGCTTTCTGTCTGCTAACTGAGCTGACCTAGTCCAACCTACTCTAGTTCCGCAATCAGATCCATTTTCTTCTTTCCATTTTCTAGCACGTTTTGCATTGTTTGTAGCAGCTTGCGGATAGTCTGTATAGCTTTCAAGATTTATGCTAATTGCTTCTAGTTTTTCTAATACATCTTCGTAGTTCATATTTTTATTCTTATTGTAGGTGGTATTAATTGAATTTCTACCTTACCTAATTTAATCTTGTTTATTTTTTTTAAATATTCAATCATATTAATATCCTGCTCCTCTTGTTAATGGTATTGGTGCGTTACAAGCATCAAAATTATTCTGTACTAAAATTCCCATATTAAAAACCCAACCAACACAAAGGTTATCAAACCTTTCTGAAAAGGGCTCTATTGTAAACTGCCCTTCTGTAAAATATATAGGGGCATTTATGTCATTAGCATTGTGTTCAGATGGAGTAGATGTAAATTTAGATTGCTGTATTGAGTGCCTTAACATACTAATAAAATCTGTACATACTTGTAGCATTTCACTATATACTGTCTGCTCATTATTTAATGTCTTATAAAGTTTATTGAATGTGCTTGTTGCATCAGGATTAGGGGTTCCTGCGGGTGCCCTATTTTGTGTCCAATTACTTTCTTCTGTTACCATTGACATTACAAAAATTTGAAAATTATACGTCAATGTAGAATCTCCTGTAGTTACATTAGTTGGTGTAATATGTAGTAATGGAAATTTTGTATTCTTTTCAAGGTCTATGTCAAATATATCTCCTACGCTTGTAGTTTGTATTCCTTGATATTTTTCCCCTATATGCAGTAAAGTGTTTACTACGTTGTTGTATGTTTTATTGTGTACCATCTAATCTTACTTTATTTTGTGAATTTAAATCTGTTTCGTAACTTAACCAAGTCAAGCATTCTAACAAACCCAAATTTGTTATACTTTCTAATTTACTAATATCTTGATTACAGAGCCTGTGCATCACTCCGAACCAACCCCACTTTTCTGCAAAGCTTTCGCTTGCAATTGCATTCTCGTTTCCTTCAGCTTCTTTGTCAAAAATGATGGCAAAGCTATCAAGAGTTCTTTGACGAAATTCCAAAAAAAAACCAGAGCAGATTGCACTTCTTCTGCTTTCATCTTCTTCATTATCTCTGTTCTAATCTCAATATCTCCATCATACTTTTCTATTGTATATATTTTGTTCTTCTTTTCAACTATTGGTCTATACAATATAGCCATTATTTCAGGCAAATGTTTTTGTATCCCTAACTTAATGAAAGTCTCTAAATCTGCAAACTCACCGAGAGTAATTCTGTCTAAACTAGGGTGGAATCCATATTCTTTGCCTTCAACTTTTATTATTCTTTTTAGACTTCCGTTTGCTTGTTGTTGTAACGTAGATACCCTGTCCATAATTGTAGCTACATCTGATATGCTTAGTTGATTAATTAAATCATCAGGTATATTTGATAATTGCTTCAATGTACTCAATGCTTCTTCCGATGCTCCTGCTTCTTCTAGACTTACAATATTTAGCCATTTTTCTAAAGTAACTTCTGACCAACTTTTAATTACTTGGTAGCTTTTTATTTTGTCATCTTTTTTAATCTTGACCTTCATAATATATAATGTAAAAAGTTTGTATTTAGTTTAAAGTTATTATATTTGCCGCTCATTTCTTAAATTGTTTCCATTTCTCTAGGGGGGTTGTCAATCTGACGCCCCCTTTCTCATTGTACAAAATACCTACCTGCGTTAGGATTGTCTAAGTGGTATATAACATTATATCTCACCCCATCTATTGCGTGATTATATGCGTCTACATATAATTTAGAAGATTTGTCGCTGAATATATAATTATTTAATTCTTTAGCTATATTAGTAGATTCTGGAGATACAACTAAATGAAAGTCTTGCATTCTTGTAATACCACTTTCAATAGTTCCTTTTTTTACAGGTTTTATATTAACACCTAAATGCTTTAAATCTGCTATAAGTCTAGGCTCTGCACTATCTGCAATAATAAGCTTATTGCCGACCTTGTCTAATACTATCTTTGCTAATTCATGTGACTTCAAGCCATTCTGATATATATGTTCTTTTAAATATATCTTCATTTTCTTTTTATCTATTGCAATTTCTGTTAAAGAATCAGGATCAACTGAGAATCCAAAGTCCATTCCACAACTAGTCTGTAAATTGTCTGGATTAAATTCTCCTATACTCCAATTAGTAAATACAACACCCTCTGCTTTGTCTAACCAGCCACCTAATATCTTATGATTATATTTCTTAAAGTTATTATGTCTTATAGTCTTAATACGCTCTAAGAAGCTCTTAGACAGATTATCTTTATTGTCTAGGTATGTACTATGGATATAACATACATTGCCTTTAGAGCCATTAAAACCTGCTTCTACGCCTTTGCTTTCAAAGAACCTTCTGTATATCCAATGCTCTTTAGTAACAGGATTGAGTATAAGTATAATTCTATTTTGCACATCTTTTTCTCTAATACTTAAATCAATAGTATCAAATATATCTTCATCTATTAATTCTTCTGCTTCATCTAATATCCAATTTGAAATACCTTGTAATGACTTTAAACTAGCAGTCTGATTACCTGCCGAAGTCTTTATACCTCTGAATAGTATATCACTCTTATTTCCTAAGTTTACAACCTCAGACTTATTAACACTAAATATATTTTCAAATCCTAGTAGACTTATCTTTTCTAAAAATTCAGGTATTATAGATAAGTGAGCTGATACCATTGTATATCTTGTGAATAGTATTCTTATATTTTTAGACATTGTAAGTAATGTCAGAAATACTGTAACAGCAAATGATTTTCCAGAACCACGACCTCCTGTTATTATAAAGTATCGTGCATCAGAATTAAATAGTGCTTGATATTTCTTATTCAGTTTCAGTTTCTACAAAGTTTATTAGTGGCATATTAATACTTTCATCATTAGTAGTTACGTCTACTCTTTGTTGTGGTTTACCATAAAAATACTCAAAGAATAATTTAACTGCCCATTGTTCTTTTTTATCTAATCCTTGTTCTAAGGACTTTAATGCCTTACTATTCATAGGAGTCAAATGCTCTATTAACTTTTGCTCCTCTGCTTTGCTTTTGCGTCCTGCGCCTTCTCTTTTACCTCCGTGTGTACTCATCTTGAAAAAACTTGATTATTCAACTTGTTTATTATATAATGTAAATTATTCATATTCATTTGGTAGCATTAGTCTTATATTCAATTCGCTTAACGCCCATATTCTTATTTGCTCTGCATATATCTCAAACTCTTTAGTATCCATTGTAGCTGTGCTATTGATTACTTGCAGACCTACTTTATTGTTATTTACTTCTATGCTTTGCCACTCACTTGCAAACTTTACTTTAAGTATATCATGGATTTCATTTGGGTAATAGCCTAATTCTTCTGATAGTGTTTGTACTATACATTTCCAATAATAATTATTTTGCATAATTGATCTGTTATTCCGTTGCTTTTTTACATCTACTATATAATCATTACCTAATTCTTTTAAGTAATTAATTAGCATTTGCTTATCTCTACTATCTTTTATTACAAACTTCATTAATCAAATGATTCATTAATACCTCTCTCTCCTATTAGCTTTTCTTTTGCTCCTTCCCATAGCTTATCTCTATTCTTACTTAATGATGGCTCTGTACGTCTTAAAGTAGGCATGCCGTCCACAGGTTTACTGTCCATAAATTTTCCGCAAGAACATTCAGCTTCTTTTGCTACCCATTTACCTTCTCTATATACAATAGTAGCTTTGCTAATTTCTTTAGATTCTTTACAGCATTCGCATTTATATAGTGTCATCTTATTGTATTATAGTTAAATCTCTGTCTTCTTTTTTGGCTAAGCTTATAATTTTTTTAAATATTTTTTTTCTCTCTAAATTACTTTCACACCAAATAAATTGAGTTTCATACATTCCATCTAACTCTAACTTAATTCCAAATCTAGTACCTTTGTTTTTAGTTTCTTTATATCCATACCTTTTAACTACTTGCTTCCAGCTAACTAGTTCTATAGTGTCTTTAGTAATCATTTTTCTAATCCTCCTGTTAGTATTTTATCCTCCTTATATAGTTTTTCTAACTCAAAGTGTAAAACATTTATTGCTTTACGTATATCTTGTTCAGTAGAATTACCTTCTTTTTTACCAGCTCTTAATATATATTGTACTGCTTGAGCTGTCCAAGGACTCAATTCAAAATCATCTACAATATTCTTAGCAGTATATCCGTAGAGCTTACCTATGTAATAATGCGGTTCTGCTGTTTCTTTATAGTCTATCGCCATTTTTATATCTTTTTAAATTTTTGTAAAATTCTTTTTTTTCGTGTTGTTTAAGTTTATAATCTAATATCATAGCCATAATAAACATAACTATAATTATAATGCCTAAACAAAAAAACGTAAATTTTATCATTGTTTATTGTATTTGTTATATAATTTTTTAATACCATCATAACAAGTAGATATACAAGAGCCACAATTAGTGTTAGGATTGTAACCTGTTGCGTATATAGTGTTATATATATCTATCATCTTGTTTTTTGCTTTTACATCTTTTGCTACTCCTGTTTTCAAATCTTCCCATAATATTGTTATTTCATCAATTATGTCTTGCGGTAATTCATCAGGCTCAGGTATGCTTGTAGTTTTGTTCCAATATTTTTTAGGACAACTCATAGGGGCTAATCTTGCCTTCACTTTCATGAAGCATTTACATATACCACAATTACCTAATAAACTTAAATAATGTACACAAGATTTGCATATTGCTATTCTATCTTGATATATGTTATCAGGTACAAAAAATCTCATTTAGTCCATCTTCTTTTGTATTTATAATCTTTTGGTGCTTTAAAGCCAAACATCATTACCCAAGTATTATTTTTTATAGAATCATATAGCTTAACTTTCTTCATTTAATTTTTCTTTTAATAATGTTCTTACTTTGTCTATTGTACTAAATAAACTATTTCTGCTTATTTTAGTCTTTTTTGCGAGTGAGTCTAGCGTATTACCTTCGTAATAATATAACTCAAATATTTTTTTATCATACCAATTTAATAGTTCCAATTCATTATCTATTAGTTTAAAATAATATGACTTATCTGTATGAGTTTCTTCTGCAATATTCTCCAAAGTTTTATAATTAATACGATGGTCATATAAATAATTAAAATCAGTAGTAATACTACTAACGTGAATACTGCTATCAAGATGTGTATTATACTTTTTGTATTTATAATAGAACGCATTGTTTTTACAAGTTAAGGCTCTTCTGATAACAACAGCCCCATATCTTATTATACCTTTTTTTCCGTCTTGTTCCCATATTTTTTTGATTGTATCAGGATTCATCTGTTGTAAAAAATATAGCATTAATTCTTGTACTACATTATCAATATCTTCTTTGTCATTTGTTAATCCATAACACATTTCTCTAAACTTGTCTGACAATTTAGATATTTCTATGTAAATATCATTCATCAGTTGGCTCTAATTTTTCTATCTTACTTATTAATTGATCTAACATTTCTGCTAATATTACTCTATATGCTCTTATTTTAGCTGTATTTCTTTTGGTTTCAATACCTGCAAAATATCCCTGTATCATTACTGAAACATTTATTGGTATAATCATAAGCCAATCCCAATAGTTGTTTTCACGTTTACCTTTTCCATAGTTGTTATGATATTCTAAAATCACATCTAAAACTTCATTATAGTTGTCGTATCTTGTTGGATTGCTTACTTCTTGTACAAAGTCATTGCACATTGTTAGATAGCTTTCTACTGCTTGTTTATGTTCTTCATTAGCATATATTGGCACTATCATACGCCAAAGTTAAGAAAAAAGTTACTCTATTCCTTTTTCTTTTTTTAATTTATTAACAATCTTTTTGTAATAACTTATCTTTTCTTCATAATCTACTCTTGACATTTTTAATGTAGTCTTAGCTAAATACATTAATTCGTCAGCTGTTCCTTCACCATATTTTCCATCTAACTGTAATGCAAATTTATACTGTTCACCTTGTTTAAACATATTGCAACCTACACATTGTGGCTGACAATTTACTTCATCAAATCTAGTTGCTAAGTGTGATCTACTTTGAAAGTGTCCACATTGCATACCTTTATTATATGGCTTTATACAACCACAAGTATAACATTGAACCATGCCATATTCGTTAGCATCTCTAAGTCTTATATATAAACTAAAAAATTTATCTAGTTCTTTTTTTAGCTTGCTTATAGACTTCTTAGTATTCGTCATAACCGCCTATAGTATGTTGTTTAGGCACTTGACAAGACATATGTACTTTATATCCTAACTTTTCTTTCATTTTATTTTGCTGCGTAGTCTGTCTTTCTTTATATAATTCTCCTCTTAATTCTACATTTTCTTCTTGTACCTTTCTACGCATTCTGGTTAGCCCTTCTACATTATGCAGCTTGCTTTGTGCAAACATACATAGAAATTCATAAGCAGACATTTTATTAGTGTCCATTCCCTTTTTTTCTAGTTCATTAGTCCAAAATCTAGCGATTAGTTTAGAATCACTATCTCTTAGCCTTTTGTCATTAGTTAATAGTTTCTTAATTTCATCTTTTGTTTTCATTTTTTAAAGTTTTAAAAACTATACAAGCAAAGAATATTCCGCACACAAGTATAACTGCTCAGGTTATTTATTATGAATTTAACTTTGCTCATATAGTTTTGTTAATGTTTTAATTCTCTTATTATCCACATTACAACTGCTGTTATTATTACCCAACCTATCATTTCAAAAGTTTTATAGGCTCTTGATAATACAAGACATTTTCCTTTGGTTTGCCAAGCGTATGAACTTCATAATAAGCGTTGTCGCACATCTCTTTCATTTTATACGTCCATTTATAAAACGTACGAATGTTCAAAAATGGTTCATCTTTGCCAAATCTAACACCATAATGAAAAGCATTTTGCACTTGATTAAAGGTCATATTACCAAATCTTTTTTCATTAATTAAATCACTTGCAAATATCTTACTAAGACTAGCCATAGTTTGTGGATCAGTTTTATGACCTATCTCAACGCTTGTTTTAGCTACTAAGTCTAAAACCTTTTCTGTTAGTTCTTGTAAATTTTCTCTTTTAAGTGGTTTCATATCTTAATATTATTTACTGTATTATCTAATTCGTCTAACCTTTTATTTACTTCAATGTCTATTTGCTGTTCTACGTAATCAAAAACAAAGTCTTTAACAGTATCGCATATATCCATAGGACATAATATAAAATCTTGCATATCATTTAGTTGGTCTATTAATAATAGCTCAAACTCATCATAATTTAACTTTTTTTTCATAATAGTTTTTTAGCTTCTTGCCAAGCATTTATTTGACTATCTAACTTTGACATTGTAGGTTTTGCTTTATTCCATTTATTCTCATTTTTCGCCCAACGCAATAATCGTAATTTTATTTCAAATGTAGACTGTTTTTGAAATCTCATTTTCTTTTTTCCTTCAGTCCAATAGTTAATAAAATCCTCTAACATACTTTTAGGATAATCAAAAGTCATAACCTCAGCAATAAATTTTTCCTTTATAGTTATATTATTACTTGTAGTATTATTACTTGTATTATTTCCTTTGACTTTTTTGTCAATAGGGGTAACTACATTTTTGTCAATACCTATAATCCTTTTTGTAATTTCTTTGTTTTTATTTCGTTGAATTTCTATTGTTATAAATCCTAACTTAGTTAGATCAGAAAGCCACCTAGATACTGTATTTTTACTTACACCATATAATTTAGCAAAGTAATTATTACTTGCGTAACAATACCCTAGCTTATTACTTAACGCTGTTATTTCTCCATATAATAATTTAGCATTAGGTTTTAAGCTAGAGTATCTAACATTAGCAGGTATAGTAGCGTAGTATGTTGGCTTCTCTGTCATTTGATAATTAATTTGTAATTACAATTTGTCAGCGCTAAAGTAATTAATTCTAATTGATTAGAAAAATCTCTATAAGACACCTTAACATCAACACCAACCTTACCTGATTTTACTCTAATAGTAGTTTGTGGGTTTTCACTATGTCTTACACCATTAGACCTTAGATGGTCTCTTAAATGAAACATATCTTCAAAAGTCCTTTTAGAATTTTTAATTTCAGAATAAAAATTAAATATTTTATTAAATAAATCTCTATACTCAGGAAAACTTCTGTAATTAGATTTGTGCATATTGACATAGTAATTTATTAAAGTTCTATCTCTGTCAATACCATCTGCAATAACATCGTAATGTGTTTCATCTAACATATTAGACACTACGCTCACGACCATTCTAGGTAATTGTAATGCTCTTATCCTTGACTTTGAAGCTAATGATCCTTCTTCTAATTCAAGCATGTTAGTAGTCATTTGACATAATGCCTTAAAATTATCTTCTTGCTGTACTCTAGAAAGGCAGGTCGTTTTCATTTTCTTGTATGTTTTTAGTTGATTCATTATTTGTTGTAGTAGCTTTTGGAGCTTCTTCCATTACCCAATCAGTAAACTTCTGAGCAACTTTTAGAACATCTTCTGCACTACAACCCTCATTACAAAAATCAACTGCTGCTTTTAAGCTAGACTGCTTTACAATCATTTTTTGTACGTTATCGTCTTTTTTAAACCCACCCCCAAAAGATTGTGGTTTTTGATATACAGGTTTTACTTTAGGAAAATTACCTCCAATAAACTCGTATTCAGTTTCTTGACCAACAACAAATTTATCTTGCTCTCTAGTTTTAGAAGAATATTCTCCGACATCTCCATTTTCAAAACCAATCTCATTTTTATACATTAATCCGAACTTACCTTCCCAAGTTCCGTTAGGCTGTGCTGATGTTACTTTACTTTTTTTAATCATTTTATTTGTTGTTTAAGTTATTACTATTTTTGTTTTTTACTAAATAATTTATAGACTCTCTAAAATTATATACTAGCTTTTCGTGATAAACTGTATTAAAACATCTTCTATCTAATCCATCATACAGAACACCCCCAACAAAATCTTCTCCTGTAGGAAAAACTAATTGTTGCATTACATCGTGTACATCATATAAAGTTTTCAATAATTTTTCATCATCTATTTTTTCTTTTTTATTATCATATTCACATATATATTCCATTTTTTGTAGTTTTAATATTTACTAATTTATAGGCATTAGTATTCGCCTCATTTTATCTGTCTTTAAAAACCATTCTGGCAAAGATATATTTATTTCTTTAACATCTTGATGATTGACATTTACATCTTTTGAATGGTCTATTGTTATTATCTTTTTAGGTATCCACCTATTACGCTTTTGATTATGTCCTAGAAAATGGATACATATAGCGTCAGGTGTTGTATGTACTATTTTAGCCATAGGATAACCTTCTATTATTATTCTATTCTTAAATTTTAGTAGTTCCATTGTATATATAATAATAGTGAACATATAAAAGCAATACACATTACCCCACATAAAACATAAAACTGTAAATCTGTAATAGGTTCTTTTTTCTTTTCATTATTCCAGATGTATCTTACAACCTCATAATCTTTATTCCAATTTATATATTGACCTCTAGCATTTTTAGTGTTCATAAACTTTGAGTATTCATCACTACTCATAATAAAAGTATATCCATGTGTTTTATGTTTATACTCAACTACATAATTTAATTTTTCCATTTCTATTTCTTAATTGATTAATATGATGCAATATTACAAACTATTTTAGTTTCTAACAAACTTTTTAACCTTTTTTTTAACAAAAAGTTAGTTTATATCTAGTAAATTTCTAAAAAAAATATTTGAAAATTTCTCTAAAAGAAAGTAAAACAAGAGAAATAATATACAACATTGAGCATATTAATGCTGTATTTATAAGCAAAACAACGAGAAAGTTTTTGAATTTCATTACAAAGGCATTAATATATTGATAGGTAATGTACCATTATTAAGTACAACACCACAACCAATAGCCTGTTTTTTGTAGTTTTTAGCGTATGCAGCAGCATAACTCTTAGAATTGACACCACAACCTACCTGCATACCAAACACTCTAAAACGCTTCCCTACGTACCATCTCGTATACGCTTCAGTATGCGTATGACCACATACGCTTGACATTAGATTATTCTTTGCTTTGGTTTGTGCTTGCCCTCCTTCGCCATGTTCGTACAATACATCATCATATATAATAGATTCAACCCAATTCCAATTAGGAGTTCCTAATACTTCGTTATATGATCTAATCCATGCAGCAGGTATACCGCCTGTAAATGCTTTTCTTGCAGCCATTCTATCGTGATTCCCTATACATACATCTGCGTATGGGAATGCTTCGTACCATTTTTGTACTTTTTTTATACTTAGTTCAAGCTCCATACCTGCTGAATAGCCATCAGGGTCTGGCTCATGAAAAGAATAGGCGTGGTTATCCAAAATATCGCCTATCATGATTACGTGGTTACAATTGAATGTTTCGTATTGCTCTAGACAGAAGTCTAAATAGCCATCAAGGCAGAATGGTTCATGAAGGTCTCCGATGACCAGAATATTTCTAGTCTCGGATTCCCTCATTTTTTTAAGTGCTGCAATTTCATGCGGCTTTAATCTAAATCTATTACTTTGATTCTTTTCCAAAATCAGCAGCAGATTGTCCTAATAACATAGCTAGGCAAGAATACCATATTTTTGCTACAGCATCTTCGTCAGCTCCAATAGCTCCTGCTATTAAAGGTATTACGATAGATGATATACCTAACCATACTTTTTTAGATTTTAAAAGTTTCATTAAAATGTACTGTTTCATAATTATTTATTTTTGATTATTAATTTTATATCCTCGCCACCCAAATTTATGATTTCTTTGATTAACAAATCCATAGCTAATCTAGAGTTTTGAACAGCGTTATGTTTACTACCTTGTCCTACTAGAATACAACCGCTTGTATCTTTAGCTGTATTGCCTCTGTGAAATAGAATCCAATCTCTATTAGGAACGTCTTGTACTAATAAGTGTATATAATCTCTTGTTGCACTTTCTCTTGGTAGTCTTAATCTTACGTTATATTCACCTTTTGGAATGCACGATATATTTCTTTGATTATCTTTCCAAGGGTTTTCTAAAGTATCACAAAATAATTCTCCATTTATAAACAACCTACCAATTGTAGATTCTTCTGTAAATGTATCTCTTATTAATAAAAGATTGATTTTATTGTCCAAATTAAAGTGAGTAGACTTTGTAGATTTTAACTCCATTAACTTCACAAGCAAGCTCCTTACGAACTTTAATATCTTTTTCAACATTCTTAAAGTATTTAGGGTTTTTAGAATTAAGTTTTCTTTTCTTAGGCATCTTTGTTGAATTTAAAAAACTTGTAAATGGTAAACGCTATTGCTAGTATTAATGATACGAATGTTAAGACTTCATTACATTCAGTAATACTAAATCCTATTGCTGTGCTATTTGCTACAGCTACTTGTACTGTGTCCTTTACGTTTTCCATTTGTATTATTTTTATCTAAATATGATTTCAATTTAGTTACGTTTATTTTTTTTGGTTTGTAGTATTTTTTCATTAGTAGTCAGAAGAACTTAAAAAATCTCTTAAAGTTAACCTATTACCTTTCTGTATAGGTCTTTCAACGTTTAAGCCCGAATAATAGGCATTAGGGTCAGGATTGACATCTGCACCACTATTTGTATTGTATTCAGGATAATTGCTTATATTGTTTCTTACAAACTCTATCATACGTTCTGTATAATATTCAGCAGTATTAATCACCTCGGAACGTAAATGCTGTGCTTCTTCTGTACTTAAAGCAGTTCCTGTTTCTGATGTTTTACTATAGATATTACCATTTTCTATCTTAAACCTTAAAAAAGGAATAGCATGATAAAATGCCCAATTCGGTAACATGTCTCCTATATATTCATCCACTAAAGTCTTGTATGGTTTATTACCTGCATCGCCTAAAGTACCTGTTTTAATAAGGTCTTTTAATTTTTCTGTAAGTTTCGTGCCTAGTTTAGTTTCAACATACAGTTTCTGTGCTTGCCTTACATAAGGAAGTAGTAAATCAACATCTACATTGAGGTTAATTGCTGTGCTGTCTTTCAGCTTCTGCTCTGATATAAATAATACGTATGCCATAATTAATTGTAATATCCGTTATTCTTCATTCTTTGTGGTGCTATTGCTACCAATTTATCATTTCTTTCTGCTGTAAAACCTTCACTAACTGCCTTTGTATATGATACTATTTGACTGTCTTGTATAGGCTGTTTTGCATTTCTTAGTGATGTCTTGTAAATTCTACGTAAGAAAAAGTGCCTGCATTGAGGTCCTCCTTTGTATAAAAAGATACTGTAAGGCTTGCCATCATGCCCAAATCCAGGATTAACCTCATTACTATTTACACCAATATCTCCTTGCTTCATTATCAAATCTTCCTTCCTAAAAATTTTATTAGCAGCTACCATTTTTCTGCAAAAATCTCTGCTTGTTCCTGATTTATTTTTTAAGAAGTTATCTGTAGCATAAACATACCTTACTTTGTAATAGTCATTATAAGACTTATTTACACCATCTTGCTCACTTCTTTTGTTAGGCGTTGCCTTTGGAGATGACGCAAGCTCTATTTTTTCGTTTGCTATTTTATTTAATTCTTTTTCAAAATCAAAATCTGCGTGTTCTCCATCTACTACTTCTTCATCTACTAATTCCCAATCTGTAGGCATATCTTCTCCTACACTTTCTATCCAATTATCAAGCTCAGTTTTTTCTAATGAAAGTTTACAATTACATTCTTTTTTTAAACTTGTAATTTGATCATGATTCTCGCAAGGCATATAGTAAGTCTTGCCATCTTGCTTATGCTCATGATGCCCTTTGCAACCCATTTTAGCAGCTTCTGCTTCAGCTTCTTCAACTGTTTCATATAATGGTAATTCTACACCATCTGTAATCATCGTTCCCACCTT